GGATATCAAATTAGCCCTGGTGTGAATGTTTCAGAGATTGATCTTACAACAGTAATCCCAGCAGTTGCAACAACTGTTGGCGCAATCGGAGGTGTTTTCCGTTGGGGCCCTGTAGGTGATCGTGTTCTTGTCAGCAATGAAAATGAACTTGTAGATCGTTTTGGCAGACCAACAAGTATCAACCCTGAGACATGGTTCACCGCCGCTAGTTTCCTTTCATATTCAAATTCACTTTGGGTGTCGCGTGCAGCAAACACCACAACTGACTTTGCTGCTATTGCTAATTCAGGTGCGTTTACCCCGAATGCTGCTCATACCATTCTAAACGACGATGATTATGACACTAAAGAGGGATCATTTTCAACAGATGTTGAATATATTGCTAAATGGCCTGGTGCTATTGGTAACTCATTAAAAATTTCTATCTGCGATAACGCGGCTGGTTATAACAGCGTTATTGATTTTATCAATGACCCACTCGACGATGGTAATACGCTTTTCGCTGTAGCGAATCTTGAGGTTGCTGTGGGTGCCACATCAGCTACCATTGATATTGCAAACACCGGCACATTAGCTGGCGATACACCTGAGCCATATGCATCAGGTGTGGCTAATCTCTTCGCTGTGGGCGATCTTCTCGAGCTTGGCAATACCACAATCGGTAAGCAAACAGTTAAAATTTCTGATGTTTCAGTAGAAGTTGTAAACACATCAGGTACAAACACAGGCGCAGCTATTGTTACACTTGGCTTCGCCTCACCGTATCGTCTATCTTCTGACTTTACAACAGCAACCGCTAACCGTTTCTGGGAGTATTCAAACGCTATTGAACAGGCGCCCGGTCAATCTGAATACCAGGCCGCTTCTGGTAATACTCTTGCAAACGATGAAATTCACGTCGTTGTTGTTGATGAAGACGGTGAATTCTCGGGCGCTCCAGGTACTATTCTTGAAGTATACCAAGGGCTTTCACGTGCAACTGATGCAAAGAACGAAGATGGTTCAACCAACTACTACAAAACAGTTCTTAACAACCAGTCACGTTATGTGTGGTGGGCGTCAGACGATGCAAACGCCGTATCTAATACTGCAGCGAACCTAGTATCTTCTACAAATGAAACAGCTATCACATACTCGTTCCAAGGTGGGGTCGATTCTAACGAAACAACAGCGCCGTTTGGTGATATCGCAGCTGCTTATGATCAGTTTGTTTCGGCGGAAGATGTCGATATTTCGCTAGTTATGACTGGTCGTTCAACCGGCGGCACACATGGCGAACAACTTGGTAACTATCTAATTGATAATATCGCTGAAGTACGTAAGGACTGCATGGTATTTGTTTCACCAGAAAAAGCTGATGTTGTAAATAACCCAACCCAAGAAGCAGAAGACATTGTTGAATTCCGTAATGCAATGAGATCTACATCGTTTGCAACACTGGATTCAGGTTACAAGAAAATGTACGACAAGTATAACGATGTTTTCCGTTATATTCCGCTTAATGGTGATATTGCAGGGCTTTGCGTCGCTACTGACAGGCTTCGTGACCCATGGTTCTCACCAGCAGGTCTAAATCGTGGTGGAATTCGCAACGTTGTGGATCTTCCATTCAACCCGAACCAAGCTGAACGCGATCTTCTCTACAAGAACGCTGTTAACCCAGTGGTATCACAAGTCGGCCAAGGTACAATTCTCTTCGGTGATAAGACATTGCTTGCTAAACCAAGCGCATTTGATCGTATTAACGTACGTCGTCTTTTCATTACCCTTGAGAAAGCAATTAGCCTGGCGGCTCGCTCACTTCTCTTCGAATTCAACGATGGATTTACTAGAACACAGTTCCGTAATCTAGTTGAACCTTATCTAAGAGATGTACAAGGTAGAAGAGGTATCTTTGACTTTAGAGTGGTATGTGATGAGACCAATAACACGCCAGAGGTTGTTGATTCAAACCGCTTCGTTGGTGATATTTACATTAAACCGGCGCGCTCTATCAACTTCATCCAGCTTAATTTTGTGGCTCTTCGTTCAGGTGTTGAGTTCTCTGAAATTATTACTGGTTCATAAACAAACCTGAATAACTAAAAATAATAAGAGAGCCGGCTTTTTGTCGGCTCTCTTTTTGTATATAAGCTATATAAATTGTAATTGGTTATAGTTTATAAAGGTGAGTAATGAATTTAAAATATAAAATTGAAGAGCTCGTACTGAGCGGTGTAACAAGTAAAAAGCAAATAGCTAATATATTAGATGTGCCTTACCATACTGTTGTTAATACTTGTAAAAAATATAAGGGTCTGGTCCCTGCTTATGGTGGTACTAAAGCTATACACAAAATTGGTGATCTTAAATCTTTTAGTGATGCTTGTAAAAGACATACAATGGAAGAGATAAAACGATTATTTAAAATTGGTAACACAAACACCATTAGAGGTATATGCAACGAACTCGGTATTGAGGAACCAATTCAAAAACAAGACATTTGGAAAAAGAACAAAACTCAACTTGAAGAGCTTTTACCACAAATTATTGATCTCAACCATAACCATAGGATGGATATACCCTCCATAAGAGAAAAATTGAATATTAATTCATCAAATTCGGAGATACTCAAATTTATAAAGAGTAAAGATTATAATGTAAAATTGCATAGTTATAATGACTCGCGCGGCGAAAAAGAGATACGTGAATATATTAACAATGAATTAGGAATTGAATGTTATTCAACCAAGATTACATTTAATAATAAACAATATGAGCTTGATTGCTATTGTCCCTCGCACAATTTAGCTATAGAGTATTGTGGTGAGTATTGGCACTCACTCAATAAAGGAGTACCTAAAAAATATCATTATAATAAATTTAAATGGGCAGAAGATCAAGGAATAAAGCTTATTACAATATGGGAGCATGAATGGAAAGAAAATACAGATCTTTTAAAGAATATGATAAAATCCCGGCTTAATAAAAATGAAAAATTATACGCTCGTAAATGTAAAGTTAAGTTTATTGAGAGCTGGCAAGCGAGAGATTTTCATGAATTTAACCATATAAACGGGTATGTAAACTCTTCTATTAATGCGGGGTTGTTTTTTCAAGATAAGTTAGTGGGAGCCATGTCTTTAAGTAAATCACGGTTTCAAAAAGATATCGACTACGAAGTTACAAGAATGAGCTTTGAAAGAGGGGTGAATGTTGTAGGTGGTGCAGGTAAGATGTTTGCTTTCTTCAGGCAACATCATAAAGGTACTGTTTTAACATATGCTGATTTGAGATTTGGTAGTGGGGATGTATATGAGAAAATTGGAATGAAGTACACCAAAACAACTCCTCCAAACTATTTTTATTTTGAACGCAAAACAGGTATCAAATATAATAGAATGAAATTTCAAAAGAAAAAAGTTCTTAAATTATTCCCCGAAGCAAATCCAAAAGACACCGAACAAGATATTATGATGAATAACGGCTATCTCGTAATTTATGATTGTGGTAACAATGTTTACATATATTAAAGCTAAATATATACATGCTAAGTGAAGTTTGTATTTTTATAAATAAAAGCAATGTATACATTAACACACTCTCAGGGAGAAAAAATAAATGGCTTTTGATATTAACGAAATGAGATCAGAGCTATCTTTTGGGGGCGCTCGTCCTACATTATTCTATGTAGAATTAACGGGCCCCGCAGAGGAAGGTGGTAATTATAGACTTGCACCTTTCCATATTCGTGCCGCGTCACTACCAGAATCAACAATTAATCCTATTGAAGTACCTTACTACGGACGTAAGATTAAAGTTGCAGGTGATCGTGTTTTCGATATGTGGAACGTTACAGTAATGAACGACGAAGATTTTCCACTTCGTGATAACTTTGAAAAGTGGCATAACCGCATTAACACTGTTCGTTCAAACCTCAACACTTTCTCGTCATCAGCACCTAATAACTATAAATCAACAGGTGTTATTACACAGCTTGGTAAGACAGGCAATGAAGTGCGTAAGTATCGTTTCAATGGTCTTTTCCCAATTCAAATTTCACCAATTGAAATGGACTGGGAAGCAACAGACCAGATCGAAATGTTCAATGTGACCTTTGCATATGATTGGTATGATGTTGTCGGTGGTACAACCGGCACATACGGCGGCTAATCTTTTTAACCTTATAAAAAGTAATTAAATTATGGTGAATATTTTTGGATTTGAAATCCGCAAAGCTGTGGAAGAACCTGTATCGTTTTCCCCTAGAGAGAACGATGATGGTGCTGTTGTTGTCTCTGAGGGTGGCGTTTACGGGACCTATGTTGATCTTGATGGTTCTATACGCACTGAAGCAGAACTCGTAACAAAATATCGTGAGATGAGTCAACACCCTGAGCTTGACTTAGCTATTGATGATATAGTTAACGAAGTAATTGTGCAAAACCCTGAATCAGAGTTGGTTAGCATTATTCTTGATGAAGTGCCCGTCTCTGACCGTGTAAAAAAGATTATAATGGAAGAATTTAAAAAAATTCTTTCTCTACTCGAATTCAACAACATGGGTTATGAATTATTCAGAAAGTGGTACGTTGATGGGCGCCTATATTATCATGTTATTGTTGATCAAGACGCAATGGCAGACTACTTCG